CCCGCCAAGGCTTCGTCAAGTGGAGCGCCCTGGCCACCGAGCTCGGCCTCAGCCGCCAACGCATCCTCCAGCTCCTGCAGCAGGCCGTCGGCCTCGGCTACATCACCAGCGACGACCTCGACCGCTATCGCTCCGAGGCCGCCCGCCGCATGGCCGCCCGCACCAACCGCGAGCTCCGCCGCGACCTCGAGCGCCTCAAGCTGCAGGTAGTGCTCACCCCCGACAACCTCAGCTGGCTCGACGCCGCGCTCGCTGCCGCCCCCTATGGCATCACCCGCAGCGACCTGATCAACACAGCTATTACACATTTCCACACCGCCACCAATGCGTAAAGCAACCCTCTTCCGCTCCATCGCCCGCTACTGCTCCGAGCTCGCCCCCATCGCCGGCCCCGTGCTGCTCAGCGCCGCCGACCTCGCAGGCGCCCTCGAACGCGCCGCCCTGCCGGCAGCCGCACCACCCGCCAAGCTGCCGGGATCCCCCGAGGACGACTGATCCGCACCCCTTGCCCACCCACATCGACCCTCTGCAACTCCCTGATGACCATTTCATCGAGCGTGCCCGCGCCATGTGCGCGACAAAGATCCCTCACCTGAACCGCCAGGCAGCTGCCGCGCACCTCCGCCGCGGCAGCTACAACGGCACCCCATATCACTGCCCTATCTGCGGCGACTGGCACACCACGACCTACGACCGTGCCCAAGCCAAACGCTTCGCTCGCCGCTTGTCCCGCCTACTACGCAACTAAATGCAACGCACAAAGCTTTATCAAGCCCGCCTTCAATGCCGCACTATCGGCTTGATGGCATTTGACTTAGAAGATGCTAAGGTCTGCTTGCAAGAGCTTTACCCCAACGAATCAATACTAAGTCTCATCCTCGCTCCCGAATGGTGCAACGACGATGACGCTGCGTAGCACCCACACCAAATGACCTTACACGAGATCGGCCTACTAACAGCTATTTACATAGCTGCTTGCTTCCTTCTACTGTTCATCGCCTCCAAACTCCTGCCATGACCATCGACCCCAAAACCGAACAGCGTCGCCAGAACTACCTCGACGCCCTGTACGAACGCAGCGGCCGCATGTGCGGCACCTACACCGGCCTCTACCAAGAACACCTCACCGAGCTCGTCCAACGCGACATGCAGGAGCTCCTCGGAGATGCCTGACTACGCAACACCTGAGCAGTGGGCCCAGTGCGAGGAGTGGGTGAACAACCCCGTCGTCGGAGCTACCGATGCCTGCTTACTCGAACTGCGCACCAGAGTCTGCGCGCTTGAAGACGACAACTGGAAGCAAGCAGAGAGCCTCCGCTTCTGCTTCGATGCAGTGGTCAAGCGCATCGAAGCGCTGGAGGCCAACTCCAAGCGAACTTCTAATGATCGCCAAATTAGGAGTTCGCTTGTTGAGGATCTCGCCGATCTGATCGCTGTGCAGACCAGGGATCACGGCACCGAGGACGACACAGCCGCCCGGGCAGTCCTCAACGCTGTTGCCCTCTGGCTCAGCCAACACGCCGGCGGCACCCGCGCCTGCTGGCTCCTCGAGCGCGAGGCAGAGCGATGACACAGCACCCCATAACCCCACCGCCGGAGCTGGTGAAGCAGTGGAGAAAGTCTGCCCCTGCGGACGCTGCCGTCAACAATGCCTACGAGCGCCACATCGCCAACTGCGCCGCCCAATGGGGCGCCGACATTGAGCTAGATGCGTGCTGTGAGTGGGTCAAAAGCAAGCAGACCTATTGGGCACACGACGAACTTCGCGCCACCAGACGGCCCAAGCCGCCAAGCTTGAAGGAGCAGGCGCTTGAAATAGTGAGGGGAACTCCAGTCAACAGCGCTGGACTTTATTCCTATGAGCACGTAGAAATCATCCGCCGCGCATTGGAGCAACTCGATGACTGAACACCCCATCACCCCACCACCGGAGCTGATCCAAAAGTGGTCAGAACAGTTTGAAGCAGGGAGATCACTCTATGCAATGTTTGAAGATATTTACAGAGCAGGAGCAGACGCTGAGCTGGAGGCGTGCTGTGAGTGGCTAGGTCAGAAAGTGCTGCTGCAGCACCAATCTGATGTTGTTCCTGCACTCCGCGCCGCCCGCCGCTTCAAGGCACCGAGCTTAAAGGAGCAGGCGCTTGAAATCGTGAGGGGAACTCCAGTCAACAGCGCCGGACTTTATTCCTATGAGGACGTAGAAATCATCTGCCGCGCACTGGAACAGCTCAATGACTGACTTCTTGAATCTAAAAATCTCCCAGAAGCAAATCGTCTGCCCCAAGCACGGTACGCACAAGCACTACATCAGCAGCGACATCGAAGGCCACGAAGGGCACTGGTGCATGTTGTGTTGGCTTGAAAGCCTTGGCCCCACACTGCCGCTTGTGGAGGAGCAGTCCAATGACTGACCATCTCACCTCCCGCGCTCAGCGTCTAATCGAGGAGTTTGAGTACGGCGAAAGCGTTCGCGAGGGCATTGCCAACGTGCTGCTGCACTTGGCCGCCACCTGGGCCAACTACAGCGATGGCGAAGAGTATTGGCACGGGGTAACGGTTAACACCATTGAAGAGTTTGCCACTGAATTAACCGCTCCCACCTTGCTTGACCGCGCTATGGCCGGTGACCGTGCTGCCGCCAGGCAGTTCCTGCAGGAGGCGGGCTTTGTTGACGAGCACGGCCAACTCACTGCTCCCTATCGACTGGAGAGCCCCAATGATTGACAACCGAATGGTGCAAGCATTCATGATTGGTTTTTTGGCTAATCCCATGCTCTGGATCACAATCCATCACTTGATCAATTACCGTCGATGACTGACCTAATCTCACTTGAAGAGCACAACAAAAAGCACGGTACTCTTTATGACTTCACACGTCCCCGTAGAAACGGAATTGCTTGTCCAGCCTGTGGTTGTGAATTGATAGATTCCAACCCTTCTACGGTGCTTGCTAGTTATCCCCCTCAATATCGCGTTCATTGTTCGTCTTGTGACTACCATGGCACCCGCTTCTGATCTCTCCCCCGCCGCACAAGCAGTACTGGAAGCATCTGCAGAGTACTGGGCTGGCACACGCACACAAGCCGTTGCCGCCGCCCTGCGAGCTGCTGTTGCCCACACCCAGCAACACCACAACCATGACGTGTGGAGGTGCGATGCCGATGAACTCCTCGCCATCGCTACCGAGCTTGAAGCCCAGTAATTACGCCCTCGAATCACTAACCAAATGAAAAACAACACCACCTTCACCATCAGCCTCACCATCGCGAGTCTCGCCGCGCTCGCTTTCATCCTCTGGGGCCTGCCACAACTCGGCGTCTACAACCGCACCCTCGCCGGTAAAGCCGCACTGATGGAAGCCGAGAGCACCCGCCAGGTGAAAGTCCTCGAAGCCAAAGCCAAGAAAGACTCCGCCTCTCTCGAGGCCGAAGCCGAGATCGAGCGTGCCAAAGGCGTCGCCGAAGCCAACCGCATCATCGGCGACTCCCTCAAGGACAACCCTCGCTACCTCCAATACCTCTACATCGTTGGCCTCCAAGAAGGCAGCGAAAAAGGCAACCGCACCATCTACGTCCCCACCGAGGGCGGCCTCCCTATCCCCACCCTCGGCATCGAAAAGTGACTTCCATGGATTACGCCCCCAACTACCTCGTCTACCAAGTCGGCTGCATCGAGTGCGGCGTCAGCTCTTATCCCATCAAGACCTGCGCAACCCTCGACGAAGCCAAATCCGTAGCCACCTCCCACCCCAGCACCTGGGAAACCGAGGGCGGCGAAGGCTACGTCACCATCATCGACCTCCACACCTGCAAAACCGTCGCATGAGCGTCACCTTCGTCCACTGCACACCCGACGCAGAGCGCCTCATCGTCAAGATGGCCCGCGTCAGCAATCCAGGTAACGACGAGAACTGGGAAACCGGTCCCAAGCTTCTCCGCTACCTGATCAAGCACCGCCACTGGTCACCGTTTGAGATGGCCTCGTTGTGTGTCCTGATAGAAACCGAGCGCGACATCGCCGCCCAGATCCTGCGCCATCGGAGCTTCTCCTTCCAGGAGCTATCCACGCGCTATTCGCGCACAACGGTAGCGGAATGCCCCGCACAGCGCACTCAAGACCCTATCAACCGCCAAAGCAGCCACGACACCCTCACCACGGACCAAAAGCGCCACTGGGACGAGCGCTGCGCCCGGGTAATTGGAGATGCCTACCTTCTCTACGAAGACATGCTCACAGAGGGCGTGGCCAAAGAGACCGCTCGCCGCATCCTGCCCCTGTGCACACCGACCCGGCTCTACATGCACGGGACCTTGCGCAGCTGGCTGCACTTCATCGCCGTCCGCACTGACGCCGGCACCCAGCTCGAGCATCGCCTCCTAGCTGAGCAGTGCCGCGGCATCTTCAAAGCCCAGTTCCCCGTTATCGCCCAAGCCGCCTGGCCCCCAAGCACATGAATCCCCTCCTCATCACCATCCGCTCCACCCCCGACGGCTACTACCACTGGGAACTCCACGACGGCCCTGACGGCGCCTTCACCTACGCCGGCACTGCTCCCCTCCTCGAGCGCTGTTTCGAGGACATCATCCGCGCCCAGTGGGCCCTAGCCGAACACCTCACTGCGTGACACCACCCTGCCCCGAGTGCGGCACCACCCACACCCACGTCATCCGCACTGATCACCTCCGCAACGGCACCATCCGCCGCCGCCACGCCTGCTACTCCTGCACTCACCGCTGGACCACACTCGACGGCCCCCTCCCACCACGCGCCGCCCCCGCACCCCGCTCAAGCCACCACAGCTGGATCGGCCTCACCGAGAGCGACATCGTCCACATCCTCCGCTCTCCTCTCTCCGACACTGCTCTCGCGCCCCTCTACAGCTGCAGCCGCCAATCCATCTCCAACATCCGCAGCGGCCGCAGCTTTGCCACAGTCCGCCCTGACATCCCTCGGCGCTCTCCGCGCCCTCAGTACTCCGCGGACGGCCCCACCTGCGCCAGCTGCTCCCACTGGAGCGGCTCCCGCTGCGGCTTCGGCTACCCCGAGGCCGCCGAAGACCCCCGCTTCGCCCAAGACTGCGACCTCTACTTGGCCGCATAACACCATCACGCTATCGTTAATGCTCCTCTCCGACACCGAGATCACCGCCCTGGCCACCGAGGCCGGCATGATCACACCCTTCATCCCCGCCCTGGTCCGCACCCGCCGCGACGAGCGCCGCGTCCTCAGCTACGGCCTCTCCAGCTACGGATACGACCTCCGCCTCAGCGACCGTGAGTTCCTCGTCTTCCAGCCGCTACGCGAGCCCGGAACTAACAACCACGCTGTGGTTGACCCCAAGGACTTCAACCCGGCCCACCTGAAGCCTGTACCGCTCCACAACACCTCCGAGGGTGATTCGTACTTTGTGCTACCCGCACACAGCTACGGCCTTGGTGTTGCCGTCGAATGCTTACAAATACCGTCAGACATTACTGCACAATTCATCGGAAAAAGCACTTATGCACGCTGCGGAGTAATTGCTAACTTAACGCCCGGAGAAGCCGGCTGGAAAGGGCACCTCACACTCGAATTCAGCAACAGCTCTGACTCTCCCTGCCGCATCTATGCCAACGAAGGCATTGTCCAGGCGCTGTTCTACCGCGGAGCTCCTTGCTCCACCTGCTACGAAACCCGCGCCGGTAAGTATCAGGACCAACCCGAGCGCGTCGTAACCGCACGCATCTAGCCAACTTCAATCTCACCCGTATATTCTTCCGCTAGTCTGAACCTATCGGAACACTTACGCCCAGTGGTTGATCGCGTCTACGGCCCCGACGGCCTTAACGAGCGCCAACGCATCGCTGCCAACTTTCTCGCGCGCGGCACCACCATCCGTGAAACCGCGCGCAAGATTGGCGTCAGCGAAAAATCCGTCTACACCTGGCGTCAGCGCCCCGCCGTCCAGCAAGCCATCTCCCGCATTCAGCAGGAACTTCTCTCCGAGACCGGCGGGATGAACATCAGCACAATCCCTGCTGCCATCCAGGTCCTCGACAGCATCATCAACGACGACGGCGCCCGGGCTGCCGACCGCATCTCCGCCGCCCGCACGCTGATGAGCGGAGCCCAGGCCTACCAAGAGCGCCGCATCCTGGAGCGCCAAATCGCCGACCTCGAGCGCCAGCTCCTCCGCCTCACGGCGCCCGCCGACGTCGACACCACCGCTGTACCTCCGCCGGCTGAAGACCTCGACCCCGACGACCTGCTGCTCCCCTCTGCCGACCCCGAGGACTTTGACAGCTGATGCCGTCTGTTTCCACCCTGCGCAAGCGCGTCGAACGCCTCCAAACCGAGCTAGCTCGCCGTCAGGCGCGGGCTGCCCTTTACGAGACCTCCACCGCTACCTCGCTGCCTAGCGTCGATCGCTGGCCGTCGTTCGCACGAGGCACCTGGATTCGCACCAGCGGCACCGTCGCCCCCTTTGATCCCTACGAGTACCAGATAGAGCTCATCCGCTCCATCAACGCCAACCCCAACACCCTCGTCAACAAGTCCCGGCAGACCGGCGTATCCGAGACCGTCTGCAACTACCTGCTCTGTCGCGCCCTCACCGAGCGCGGCTTCGCTGCAGTGATCTTCAGCAAGACGCAGCAGGATGCCTCCGAGCTCGGCCGCCGCGTCCGCGCCATGGCTAACAGCCTCCGTGGCGAAACCGTCCGCTACCTCACCGACAGCAACACGCAGCTCGCCTTCGAAGGTCGCGGCACGCTGTACTTCTTGCCCGCCTCACCCCGCGCCGCCCGCGGCATCCCAAGCTGCTCCGTCCTCTTCATGGACGAGGCCGCCTTCCTCGAGGGCGCCGCCGAGATCTACCGCGGTGCCATGCCCACGCTCTCCATGGTGGGCGACGCGGCCAAGGTCATCGTGGTCTCCACTCCCGACACCGAGCTCGACTGGTTCGGTCAGCTTTGGCATTCCGACGAGGGCGACTGGAACAAGGTCGCCATCCACTACTCGCAGCACCCCATCTACGGCGCTGACCCCGACTGGGCCCGCCGCACTCGCGAGTCGCGCCGCATGACGCTCGCGGCATGGAACTCCGAGTACGAGCTGCAGTTCGGCGCCACCGACACCCAGATCTACCCAAACGAGCTGATCACCCGCGCTTCTCGCGGACATTGGCGCGAGTGTGGTTCGATCAATCGCAGCTACGTCATCGGCATTGACCCCAACGCCGGGGGCAACGATTACTTCGTAGCAATGGTCTTGGACATCACCACTACGCCTTACGAGATCGTTGGTATGTACCGCGAAAACGGCAAAAGCACAGACTATAGCTTGAAACATGTAAAAACCTTGATTGAGGACTACATGCCGCAGCGCGTAATAGTAGAGAAGCAAGCGATGGGTTCCGTGATCGCCGAAGCGCTACAACATGTGTTACCAAACTACGCCATTGAGACGTTCAACACCAGCCGCGCGTCCAAGACCGTAGCCACCGACAGGATTCTGTATCTGCTCGAGCGCGACGAGCTGGTATTCCCTCCCGGCATCATCGCGGACGAACTCCGCGCGTTTCAGCAGCAGGAAAGCGGTGCCCGTCAAGCCGTAAGTGGCGCCCACGACGACACTGTCATGGCGCTCGCCTTCGCGTGTTCGCTAATCCCCGAAACACCTGCTACTGCTAGCTTCTTCGACAACATCTAGCACCACCGCTACGCTCTAATCACCGAGAGCGTCGGCAGAGGAACGCCTCGCAGGTAACTCAGGCGGCTATCCATCCCTGAGTTGCTTCGCCTATCCACAGGCGGATGGCGTGTTCCCGGTGTGGCGACCACCAGCTTTGCTGTCTGAACCAATGCTGCCAGTCGAGCTCACTGCCTTTGGCTCGATTGCACGGAGCACAACAGCAGACCAAGTTCGCCCGGTCTGTCCGCCCTCCCCGGCACCGAGGCCGGACGTGATCCAACGTGTCCCCCGGCTGCCCGCAATAAGCACAAAGGGATCCCCAACTACTGAGGATCCCTTCGCGGAATTGCTGTTTGGCTTGCCGTTTGGTCAGGAGACTTGATCCATCGATCCGATGGTCAACCATGCCCTGGGAGGTGGCTGCACCAGCCTACCCAACCATCCGGCTGTCAACTCCTGCACAGGTACGTTACCAGATACCACTATCGGTTACCAGATGCAGAATCACGTTACCAGATACAGATATCAGTTACCATATTCACTTGCATCTGGTAACCGATATCTATGATCTTTTGCTGCATACCGCTACTCTGAGCACAGCTCTCCCCGAGCCTGTTTGTGCTATGACCACTGCATCCTCAGACAAATACCGGAATGATGGTGCATTAGTTAATGCGCTAACGGGCCTAGGTGTACCCGCAAAAGATAAAACAACCGCTACAAGTGTCAGCTTTCAGACTCTGCTGACTGAAGCCGAACTCGAATCCCTATATACCAACGGCATCCCTCGTCGCTACGTCGACTGCATTGCTGACGAGATCCTGCGCCACCAACCGAGCATCGCCCTAGGCGGTGACGCCGCCGCAGACAACGCCGACCTTCTCACTCGGTTCAACCAGTTCCTTCAGGCCACCCAGTTCCACTTCGCCCTCGCCGAAGTCATCAAGCTTCAGCGCCTATACGGCGGCGCCGGCCTTGTGCTGCTCATCGACGACGGCGGCCAGCCTGATGAACCTGTCGAGATGGGCCGCATCCGCGCTGTCCGCGGATACGTCCCGCTTTCGCGGCACGAACTGATCCCCGAGGACTTCTCCATCACGGACTACTCCCGTCCTTCGCACTACCGGATCACCACGTCGCAGCGCATTACCCCTGATCAGACCAGCGGCTACGTCAACATCCGCGTCCACCACACCCGCGTAGCGCGCTTCGACGGCCTCTACCTGCCCTGGAATCTCCGCTCTCGCAACACCGGCTGGGGCCAGTCCGTCCTCCAGCTCGTCTGGAACGCCTTCAAGCGCTACGAGACCGCGATGTCCGGCCTCGAGTCGATGACCTCCGATTCAGACGTCTTCGTTCACAAGATCCCAGGCCTGTTCAACCGCATCGCCGCAGGCAATGAGTCCGATCTCCGCAAGCGTCTCGAAGCCAACAACCTCAGCCGTAGTGTCTACGGCGGCATGGTCGTTGACGTCGAAGAAGAGATCAGCTTCATCAACCGAGCACTGAGCAACATCGCCACCGCCACTGACCCCTTCATCAAGGATCTGCAGGCAGCTACCGGATGGCCCGCCTCCATCCTCATGGGTGATAGCCCCGGAGGCCTCGGTAAAGAAGGCCGATACGAAGAGCGTGTCTGGGCCTCTCTCGTTGAGCAGTGGCAGGAGGTCTACTGCCGCACCCCAATCACCGAGGTCTTCACCTACATCCTCGCCTCGCGCGAAGGTCCAACCCGCGGCCGCATTCCCGAATCCTGGTCCGTCAGCTTCCCCTCCGTCTTCACTCAGACCGAAAAAGAGAAGGCCGAGCTCCACCAGCTCAAGGCAACTTCAGACGCGCAGTACATCCAGCTCGGCGTCCTGAACCCGCTGGAAGTGCGCGAGTCCCGCTTTGGCGGCACCGATTACTCGATTGACACAAAACTCAACGAAGCTGTCACCGAGCAGCTCATCGCCAGCACCGACGCTCAATTCCAGTCGCAGATGGCGGGCTACGACGCCCAACTGCAGGCCGCCACGCAGCCTCCGGCACTCCCCGAGGGCGAAGCAGCACCCACCGAGGAAGAAGTTCCCGCTGAAAGCGGCGCCGTACTACCCCCTGCCGAAGGTGGCCGCGGCGACTCCCTGTTCGCCGACGCCGACGGTCTTCGCATCGCCATCACCCACCGCCACGGCGATGTCGTCGCCGGCCCACTCGTCGGCCCCGACGGGCAGCGGATCGACAGCAGCGCTGCCGCCCCTGTGCTGATCCTTGGCCCACACCGCACCCGAGCGCGCAAGCTCTACCGAGCTCGCTTCGCCCTCGACAGCGCTATCACGGACGGCCCCTACACCACAGGCTTCAACTCACTCCGCGCCGCCAAAGTCGCCGTTCAGCACTTCTTCCCCGGTCAGAATGTGGCAGGGCTATCTCCAGTGCCCGACGCCGAGGCTGACGCCTTCCGCGCCTACAACGAGGGCTACTGACGATGACGCCGCGCAACACCACTCCCGAAGGCTTCCGCACCGCGGCTTACCTAGCCACCAAGGCACGCCTCGACGCCCCCGCCCGCAGCCGCACCGGTAAAACTGCCCGCGCCGTCGAATGCAACCCACCCAACGTCAAGTGCGGTGGCCGCTGCATCCCGCCTAGCTGGGACTGCCGGCTCAAAGGTGAAGGTGTTGACCCTCACCTCCGCGCCGTACGCACCGACCCCGTCAGTGGCCTGGCCAACATCGAGCGTGGCGTCAAACGCCTCGGTAAAGGCGTGCGCAAGGGCAGCTTCTCCGAGATCGAGGGTGGTAAACGCTCCATCGTCCGGGGCATCGTTAAGGCCATCCCGGGCGACCTCCAGCGCAAGCAGGCGCTCCAGGCCCAACTCGAGCGCCGGGCCGGCGGCATTGCCCTCGGCCTCAGCATCGTCGGCTTCGGCCTCTTCAGCCACAGTCAGCTCAAGCGGGCACCCTTCTACCGGGACGGCGTTGGCCGCCA